AGTTATATCTGATTCAGTGGCATAGCTACCCTTAGAACCTTATAGACTGGATGCCAATGGGTACAAAGTAAAGTTTACTTCCCATCCTACCTATAGGCTTCTGAATAGCGAACCTAATAGCCGAATGACCAGATTTACTTTCATAAAGACACTGGTAGTAAGTACCCTTCTTAAAGGTAATGGCTTTGCTTACATAGAAAGAGATAATGAAGGAAATGCAGTAGCTTTGCACTACATCCCATCCGAATTAGTAACTATCATACAACCTAAGACACTGGGGGATAACATAGCCTATAGTGTTACTGGCATAAGTAATGTTATTGAATCCTGCAATATGATTCATATACTTAACTTTAGCTATGATGGTATTACTGGTATCAGTACCCTTTCACACGCTAAGAATACTTTAGGCTTATCCGCTGACAGTGAAGCACACGCTAGCGGATTCTTCAAAGGGGGTGCTAATCTGGCGGGTATATTGACAGTACAAAGTACGCTTACCAGTAAACAGAAACAAGATTTGAAATCCAGTTGGCAGACGGCTTTTAGCCCTTCCACTGGATAGCCTAACGGTGTAGCAGTACTGGAAGGTAATATGGAATTTAAGCCTATTACCGTTAATCCTTCAGATGCACAATTATTAGAAACCAGATAGTTTAATGTTATCGACATTTGCAGATTCTTTGGTGTATCCCCAGTGAAGGCTTTTGATCTGACTAAATCCAGTTATTCGACTGTAGAAGCCACTAACCTTTCTTTCCTCACAGATACACTATCACCATTACTGGAGAAACTGGAATTAGAGTTTGAAAGGAAGCTATACAAACCATCCGAAAAGGATACTATAGATGTACGCTTCGACACTTCCAGACTTCTTAGGGCTGATAAGCAGAGTTTAGCCACATACTACAGTACCCTTTTTAATATCGGTGTGGTTAGTTGTAACGAGATAAGAAGGGAAATAGATTTACCGTATATAGAAGGTGGGGATTCCCATTTTGTATAGGTGAATTTGATGGAAGTAAAAAAAGCCGCTCAGAATACACCTACAGATAACAATATCCAGAATGAAGATGTTAAACAATAATTTGTATTAGTATGAAAGAAAGAAGAATGTTTGAAGAAAACATTACCACATAGCCAGATTCCCGATTAGTGGAAGGCTATGCTGTAGTGTTTAATAGTGAATCCAGAGATTTAGGGGGATTCACAGAAGTAATAGAACCTACTGCTTTGGAAGGTGTGGTATCAAAATCTGATATACTGTGTTTACTGAATCACAATGAAGATAAGGGGGTACTAGCCAGAAGCAATAAGGGTACTGGTAGCCTTACCTTAGAAGTAGATGATATAGGGCTTAGATATAGCTTTGAAGCACCTAATACTAATCTGGGGGATGAACTGTTAGAAGGAATCCGTAGGGGTGATATTACTGCTTCCAGTTTTGCCTTTAAGGTAGGTGAAGATAGATGGACTAAAAGGAATGATGGCAGTTATCTAAGAACCATTAGCACTATAAAAGAAATGTTTGATGTATCACCAGTATATAGGGCTGCTTATGATGCCACTACTGTAAGTGTGGATACTAGGGGATTGGATGAAGCTAAAGCCAGAGATAAGAAGGAAATGGAAGAATACTACAAACAATTAAGGGAAGGATTAGAATGATGAATAGTGTGGAACTTATAGACAAGCGTAACCAGTTAAAGATACAAGCTGAAGCCATTATTACCAATGCCGAAAAGGAATGTAGGAAGTTGGATACTGAAGAAACAGAAAAGTACAATGGCCTGAAGAAACAAATGGAAGATATAGATAATGAGATTAGACAATTAAACGAGAAACTAAACAAAGAAACGATTAAAAGAAGTATGGAAAAGTTTTCACTTTTGAAGGCTATCAATGATGTAGCCAACAACCGCCAATTAGATGAGCGTAGTCAAGAATTGGTGAATGATGGTATTTCTGAAATGCGCAAAGCTGGCTTATCCTATAGTGGCCAGATTGTACTTCCAGTAGAGGAAAGAAGTACCGTACAAGCTACTGTAGCCACTGCTGGCTAGGAGATTGTAGCAGAAGATAAGTTAAACATCTTAGAACCACTTAGGGCAAATCTGGTAATGGTAGAAGCCGGTGCAAACTATATGACCGGATTAGTTGGTAACGTATCCATTCCGGCTTACAGTGGTACTAATGTAGGATGGGCTGGCGAAATAGCCGCTGCTAGTGATGGTGCTGGTACTTTCAGTGAAGTTACCTTAGAGCCTAAGCGTATCACTGCCTATCTGGATGTATCAAAGCAATTCCTTTTACAAGATTCTGTTAGTGCTGAAGCACTTTTGAAGAATGACATAGTAAAGGCTATTTCAAATAAACTGGAAGCTACCATCTTAGGTGATGCCGCTGGTAGCACTACACAACCAGAAGGAATCTTTAACGGTGTGGATACTATTGAAGATACATCCTATACTACTATGGTAGGACTTATCCAGACTTTAGAGGAAGCCAACGTAAACGGTGAAATTAAGTATATTGTATCACCTGCTATCAAAGCCAAACTTAAAACTACTTCTAAGGATTCTGGTAGTGGTTTGTTTGTGATGGAAAATGGTGAAGTAGATGGTATCCCTGTACTTAGTACTTCTGCTTGCAAAGGTATTGTAGTAGGTAACTTTGAAGATTATGTTATCGGTCAATGGGGTGGTATTGATTTAACTATCGACCCCTATTCGCAAGCTACCAACGGCAAAGTAAGATTAGTGGTTAATGCCTACTTTGATGCAAAGCCTAGACGAGCTGAAGCATTTGTAGCTAAAACCTTAGAAGCGTAATACTGTTAATAATGGGAAAAGCTATGTTTACGACATTGGAAGAAACAAAGAAGCATCTGAATATAGATGAATCCTTTACTGGGGATGATGCCTATATATCTTATCTGATAGAAGTAGCTGAAGATGCAGTATCCTAGCATCTGGACATAGCTTTGGATGATTTGGTAGTGGATGGTGCTTTACCATCCGCTATCATTCATTCCATCCTTCTACTGGTAGGTAATCTGTATGCTAACAGAGAACCGACCGCCTACAGTACTGTAGTAAAAGTGCCACACACATTAGATTATCTTCTGGGGCTTTACAAACACTATTTCTTACCGTAATATGAGGGCTGGGCTATTGAATGAAGTTATATCTATCTACAGACAGATAGAATAGCAATCGGATTACGGTGATATTTCCACTACCTACCAGATGGTACTAACCACTAGGGCTTAGGTAGAACACAGTTTAGGAAGCCGAACTATCCAGAATGAAGAAATTTTCTATGACTACAGTAAGAAGTTTACTGTTAGGATATATGTAGATGTGATGGATACAGATAGGATACTATATAATGGTAAGTACTATAGGGTAATCAGTATAGAACCAGATACCCATAGGCAATAGAAAACCATATTAACGGAATTAGTAAACGAATAAGGAAATGGATAATAGCTTACTGGTTGGAAAGTACATATATAGGATGCTATCAGAAGATGAAGTGTTATCTGGTAAGGTTACATCCAGAAAGATATTCCCCTTAGTGGCTAATGCAGATACCACATACCCCTTCATAGTGTATTCTAGGACTGGATTAACAGTGGAATACTGTAAGGATGGCACAGTAGAAGATACAGTGGATTTCCTGATACTATCTGTATCGGATAACTATGTAGAATCACTGGAAGTAGCTAACCAGATAAGAAGCATCTTAGAGAATAAGAGATACAAAGATGATACAATTTAGATTAGTAGTATTAGGCTTTCTTCAGTATAGGAAGAATATATGGAAGATGCCTATATACAAAGATTGAATTTCACTATTAAAACTAACTGATTTATGGAAAAAATAATCAAAGGTGATGAGCTTATGCTGTTTAACGATGAACACAGTATAGCCTATGCCACTGCACATACCCTTACCGTAAATGGTAACACCATCGACATTTCAAGTAAAGATCACGGCTTCTGGGGTGCTAGCGAAATCGGAAATATAACGTGGGAAATCACTTCTGAAAACCTATATACCGATAAGTACTACACTTAGCTTTTTGATGCTATGATTAACCGTACCCAATTAACCGTAGCCTTTGGTTTTGCTGAAGATTGGGATGTAAATGGACTTACTGGAAATAACACCCAGTATGATTTAGATAAGACTAAGAACTATTACGCTGGTAAAGCCTATGTAACTTCACTTACTGCTAATGCCAACACTGGGGAAAATGCCACTTTAAGCATTACCCTTACTGGCTGTGGGGCTTTGGTGAAGAAAGGTACTTCATCTGAATCGTCTGGCGATGGACCTGTTAATCCATAATAGTACTAGGGGGTACTGGAATGTGCCAGTATCCCCTTTAACTTTATAAATACTAAGTAATATGGAAGTAACGATTAACGGAAAGAATATAACCCTGAAGTACAGTTTTAGGGCTTTGATGATATACGAGAATATAACCCAGAAATCATTTAATCCATAGGGGCTAACAGATGTAATCACTTTCTTCTA